TTTGAATCTTATTGCCGGGCTTATCGCTACTGTATCTCAATTCCTGAAATTGAGTGAGTATATGGAGAGTCATCGCGCGGCAGCAAACTCTTTTGGTAAATTTTCAAGAAATATTCGTCTCGAATTAAGTTTGCCCCTTAAGGACAGGACTAAAGACGGTCCAATGTTAATAGAGGAATGTAGGGCAGAATATGACCGCTTACTGGAACAGAGTCCCACCATACCACAAGAAATCCTCGAAGAATTTGAGTTTGTCTATAAGGACGTTGAAACATTGTATAAACCGGAGATAATATGTATCCATCCCGTGCGCCGGTATAATGCGATACGAGAGAACACTTTAGTTAAAAAGTTAAAATCTCTTACTGAGTCGGACGAGTCGCGAGAGGAACTCATGAAAGAACTCGGAGAGATAAGAAGAAGTGGCCAGGGCAACGTGACAGCACCCAAAAATCTCGCTCTTTTAAAACATAAACTCAAAAACAGAAATAAGGGTTCGTGTGGTGGATGTCTTTCTAAATCCGCCCCATTAGATCTCAGTGGGGATGACCAATCTGAAATGTCCGAGTCTCCGACTCACCTCGACGAAACTATAATCGATGTTGAGGCCGGTCTCACAGATGATAACGAATAATAAAATATTAATATACATTAACGATGCGCGATCCATCAGAAAACTCAAACTCGGAACACAATAGAGAAGGGTTTCGCCGTAATAGGATTCGCCCGTCATCCCCACAGTCTCCGCGTGTTAGGGTGTCCACACGAAATGGACCCGGTCTTACTAGAAATTTTATGTACAATAATTCTAATTCTAACACTAATAACAATAACGTTGGACATGTTAGACCGCGGGTCAGACGGAGAATCCATAATGCCGACGAGCTCCGCCGCTATACGACCGGTGTGGCTCGTCAATTATTTGGTAATGGTAACAACGGCCCCTCGAGTCCGGGTAGGAAACCGAAAGCCGTGAATGTTTCGAAGTATGAAAAAAGGTTGAAGAATCTTGAGAATAAAAACAATAACAAGAACAAAAACACCAAAAACACCAAAAACACCAAAAACAATAAACCCAATAACGAAAACAAAAACGTGACTTCGTGGTTCAATAATAGTATGACAGAAGCTAAGAAGAGTAACATTCCCAAAGATAAGCGGGTCTTCCTCATAACGGATATGACAGGTGATGGTAAGATTAAACAGGTGTGGGATCGCCGATTTCTTAACGGATTGGTTGAATCGTATGAAACACGCTATAATCGCGTCCGCGAAGCCAACGATCCATTCTTCACATCCCCACTGACACGAAAAAAGTTTAGTAAGAATGACATCAAGGCGTATCCACCCACAAACGCGACAAAAAGGAGAATAAAGCAAATTATGAATGGGAGGGCTCTCGAAGCCAAAGTCAATAAAATCATGAAAATTAAGAATAAGGATTATTTAGCGCAGTCAAACATATTGGAGACGATAAAGCGTGGTATAAGAAAAGGTGATATAACAACCGAGAAACAAATAGTCGATCTTGCTTTGATATACGAGGTTACCGGTAGGGAACTGCTCATTTCTGGACACAAAAAGGATGGCGATTACTATACGGCGTATGTAAAAGGAAAGTTCAAACCTCATCACATAAAATTTATGAAAGACACACCCTATATTGCTTCAAAATTATATGACACCACTCGGCAAGGGGAGCCCCGAGCTCCCGCGCGAGCGATAGTCCCCCTCTATAAATTACCATCGTCGGCGGTTAAATATTTGTCAGGATTTGATAAATATGCCAGTGGTGAGTCACCCGTTGCGCGCAACACCCTTACATTGATCATAAGAGTATTAAGACAAGTAGTCAAAGTCGGTTATGTGACGATGGCGGAAAACGTGGCACTTCGAATCGTGGGATTACCAAATTCCAATTTACGAAATAAACTCGGTGAGTACTATGTGTGGTATGAGTTAGTGAGGAATGCTAGTTCGTAAGTATTTAGTTCTTTGATTCATCGCTCCGCCCACTGGGAAAGAAGTAACTTTTCTGGATATGTCAAATTATAGTCCTTATCGGTGATATACCCATGTACATAATCAAACACGTAGATAACATTGAAAAATCGTCATTTCAGAAACAGTTTTTTGTTCCACTTGGAACGGCTATTTTTGAAACAATGTGGAATCATGCACCATTTGGTTTTGATTTTGATTATGGTGCGACTTTTGTTGGATTTTTTGGCATATAAACTCGCCTTACTTACGGTACTTTATGAAGAAGTTGTTAGGATGATGATTACCGAATCCGAACCCGAAAAGGATAGAATTTCGCATCTAGATTCCTTTGATTCTGCACTTGAAAGCGAAAAATAGAATCCATGCAATGACAACATCTATAGTATAATGATCTCTTGTAATCACAGATACAAATGAAGTTAACACTGGCCATAAAGGCCATAGAGGAGCCCCTACAAAATTAGAAGTTACTAAATTAAGTGTTGTATGCCCAGAGAATGTATAGTCGTTACAGTATCCAAATCCTGGTCTGATCTTACAAGGTTTTTCTTTTGTGTATGGTAGTATAGTGACCGCATTACACAAAGCTCTCGCAAAATACATGATAGTCAATAATTTTAAATATGAATTGCGTTTATTAGTTGACCACGAAGGCCAGTTGGAAAGGAGAAAAAGTACGGGGACTATCAAAACATAGTCTGGTAGATGTTCGTATTGTTCAAAGTTTGGCAAAAACTTAAATCCCATATCATATATAGGACCGTGTTTGTTAGAACCATTCTTATGTGATATATGATGCCCAACTAGTATATTGATTATCAGTGATAACACGAACAATATCAATAACATCCTGTTATATATATTATGTAAAGAATAAAACATTTATAACTATCTCAAATTTTTGTCCGCTGTGTAATACGTCTTTCCTTTCATTACAAAACTATGGACACGGGCATATCCCCACGCTTGTGGAGAAGCTCCTGGACGATGCCCGGTTCTCCATGCGGCGAGGCCTCTATTGTAAATTGTTTGAAGAGTCTTCAATGGAATCTTTGTAGCTTTTGATATTTCTGGGAGTGATTTCACTTCCGACCCATACTTCTTTCTAAACTTTTGGGTGTATGAAGAGGTGCGAGTCTTCATACCCTTATCAGTCTTGAAGTCTTTGTAATCTTTCTTGAGCATTTTCTTGTAGCGGGTCTCTACAGACTTTAGGGTTCTAAGACCCCTAAAGTATTTGAGTGGTGCATAGATCTTACTCTCGGTTCTGCGCAGTTCTCTCACTTTCTTGACAATTTCCTGATCTGTCAGAGGCATCTTAATTATTGTATAGAATAAAATACAAATGTTCGTGGGTATCGCTAGTTCTATTCTCTGTCTGATTACATTTACTGGTTTATTTTAGTATAAAATTATCTATATTTATTTCAATGAGCTGTAGAGACAATCTTTGTACGTGTTGTTTATTAACGACGGTGATAGGTGCAATTGTTGGTGGTATGATGATTAGAATCATGACCGACCCAGGTACTTAACGGCAGCAAGAATGTTTGGAAAGATCTTATTACCGAAACGAACACGCCCCGATTTGGTCGACATCCATCCCCTGTGTCCATTGTAATAACACTTTTGGATATCAACCATTATAAAAATATGAGATTATTTTATAGAAAGGCAAAATGAGTCTCACAATTATTATAGGAAATATGTTTTCTGGTAAAACTTCTGAACTTATTCGAAGACTTAAGCGCTACAAAGTCATAGGCAAAAAAATTGTTGTCATCAATTCTCTAAAAGATACCCGGTCTCCTGAAGAAGTCCTTAAGACGCACGACGGTGTGGAGTTTCCGTGTCTGAAAGTTCCGCACATTTCTCATTGTATTGTGGACCAGTGTTTCTGTGATGCTGATATAGTAGCTATCGACGAAGCACAATTTTTTACACAACTCAAAGACTTTGTTCAGATGTGTCTTTTCCTCGGAAAGTCTGTGATTGTAACTGGTTTGGATGGAGACTACAAACAGCAAAAATTCGGAGAAATTCTTGATTGTATTCCTATGGCTGATGAAGTCATTAAGTTGTCTGCGTTATGTATGGATTGTAATGACGGAACGTCCGGTCCATTCACAAAACGAATCGTAGAAAACCAAGATTTAGAACTCGTCGGTGGAAATGATATGTATAGGGCTGTTTGTAGGAAGCATCTATCTTGTATGAGTACACCTCTACCTATGAC